ATGTATAACAATAGGAGAATGGTTATCCCTCGCTTATCACTATACAGACCGGAACGCGGTAATGATTACTATTTTATAGACAAGCAAGTTTATGAAATGTTTACCATTGGCGGCACGGATATTAATATTCACAAGTTTCTTGGTGCAGAAAATCCTGCTGAAGGTGAAGGAACTGCTGATCAACCTACTTACGATGCTGTAAAAGAAACTAACATACAAGACTTATTATTTTTAGAAAATAGAGATAGAAAGTACGACCCAGACGTATACAGTATGCGGGGCATTTATAATGTTCAAGATATTGACTTTGATTTATCACAGTTTGGGTTGTTTCTTAGTAATGATACATTAATGTTAACTATACACATTAATAGTAGTGTTAAAACATTAGGTAGAAAAATTATGAGTGGCGATGTAATTGAATTGCCACACCTAAAAGACGAATATGCTCTTAACGATTATAGTGTTGCATTAAAACGCTTTTATGTTGTAGAAGATGTTAATCGTGCAGCAGAAGGATTTTCGCCTACTTGGTATCCACACTTATACCGCTTAAAACTAAAGCAAATATACGATGGTCAAGAATACAACGAAATATTAGATTTGCCTGCAGAAGAAGGTAGCAACGATACGCTACGCGATATGCTTTCAACATACGAAAAAGAAATGCAAATTTCAAACGCTGTTGTTGCACAAGCAGAATCAGATGCTCCTAAGAGCGGATATGATATTAGTCATTATTATACAGTTAGTACAAATGACGACGGTAGTGTTTCATTACAAACCGCAGATAACGACGAAATTGATGCAAGTAATATTAACAGAAATGCAGATGAAGTTACAAGTAGACCGGAACGTGAAGGTTATACAGGTTACCTAGTAGGTACAGGCGATGCTGCACCTAATGGAGCACCGTTTGGATTTGGTATACAGTTTCCTAGAAACAATGAAGGCGGCGATTACTTTTTACGTACAGACTTTTTACCAAACAGAATGTTCCGTTATGATGGCACACGTTGGGTTAAAGTTACTGACGATATTAGAATGTCACTAAGTAATACACTAGAAAGACAAACACAAAAATCGTCGTTTATTAATAATACTAAAACTAGTCAAATTAGTGGCGAAACAGTTCAAGAAAGACAAAGTCTTTCTAAGGCACTTAGACCTAAGGCGGATAACACATAATGCAGCATTTCTACGATGGACAAGTAAGACGATACCTTACGCAAATGATGCGCATTTTAGCAAACTTTCCTGTACAAGACGGAAAGGGCGGGCAAAAAGATGTGCCTGTATTGTATGGAGATTTAACTCGTCAAGTTGCTAATATCATTAGAGAGAATAGCGAAAATAAGTTGCCTAGTGCGCCTCGTATTTCGGTTTACTTGACTGGTCTTGAATTAGACAAGGATAGACTAACTGATTCAACGTACACACGTAAAACTAATATTAGAGAACGTGCATACGATGAAGAAGCAGGCGAGTATTTAAATACTCAAGGTAAAAACTATACAGTCGAGCGTTTAATTCCTACACCTTATATGATGCGAGTAAATGCAGACATTTGGTCGTCAAATACTGATCAGAAATTACAAATATTAGAGCAAATACTTGTGCTGTTTAATCCTAGTTTAGAAATGCAGACTACAGATAACTTTATTGACTGGACTAGTATTAGTGTTGTTAATTTAGAAAATATAACTTGGTCAAATAGAAGTGTGCCGGTTGGTGTTGATTCAGAAATTGATATTGCTACGCTTACATTTAGTATTCCGATCTATATTAGTCCGCCTACTAAAGTACGCAAAATGGGTGTTATTACAAATATTATTACTAGCATGTTTGATGAAAGTCTAGGCGACATTGCATCAGGTGTTAGTGCTCCTGTACTAAATGCATATGATGATGTTCCTCAAGCAGGTATTACTGAAAATAAATTTGGTAGAAAGGCACAATCTGAAACAGCAGCAGAAATGGCAAATGTAAATTACAGAACATATGGCGCATTTATTGATGGTGATACAGTACAACTATATTCAAATGGTATAGTTGGTAATAAAAATTGGAGAGAGATTTTTGAAGCATTACCTGGACAATATGCAGCAGATGTAAGTCGTATATTCTTTACAAGTCAAGAAAATGCAAGCACTGTCACTGGTACATTTGCACTAAGTCCATTAGACGAAGGTAAGATATTAATTAACTGGGACGAAGACAGTTTCCCAAGTGATACAGTTATTGACGGGCGCACTAGTATTGATTATATTATTGATCCTACAAACTTTAATCCGTCAGGCATTAAGACATCAGGTGTACGTCTGTTGTTGTTAAATGATGTAGGTGACGCAGATGCTACTCAATCTCCAGTTGCGTGGCAGAATACTGATCTTAGTGCAACAGTTGCAAAGGCAAACGATATTATCGAATGGAATGGATCTAGATGGAATACTGTATTTGATGCAAGTGCTGTAACAGAAACTACATACACTACTAATTTAAATACAAGTGTGCAATACAGGTTTAATAATAACGAATGGTTATTAAGTATTGATGGCGATTATCCAGTTGGCACATGGAGAGTTGAACTAGCAGGCTAATTATATGTATGAACAATCGTATTACATGTAGCGGTGCGCTATTTTACACCTTAGATACAAATAGATTCTTATTCTTACACAGGGCGCAAGGCAAGCGTAATAATTTGTGGGGACTTGTTGGAGGCACAAACGAAGGTGCTGAAACTCCGTGGGAAGGTCTTACTCGAGAAATTGAAGAAGAAATTGGATTCTTACCAAATATTAAAAAGACACTTCCTCTAGAAAGCTTTATTTCTCCTGATAGCAAATTCCACTTCCATACATACCTTTGTGTAATCGAAGAAGAATTTATTCCTAAACTTAATATAGAACACAACGGATATGCGTGGTGTAGTTTTACTAAATGGCCAAAACCTCTACATCACGGATTACGCAACACTCTTCAAAGTAAAATTAACTTAACCAAGTTAGACACTGTTTTTCAAACAATTAATTTACTTGACAAATAACCTAAAATATAGTATAATAACACTATGAAAGTATTAGTTCTCGGCGATGTAATAATCGACAAATATATCTATGGCACTTCAGAACGACTAAGTCCTGAAGCGCCTGTTCCTGTGGTTAAATATCAACGTGAAGTTGAAACTAGAGGCGGCGCAGGGCTTGTTTACGAAAACTTAAAAAGCCTAGGGGTTGATGTAACACTATTTGAAACCGAGCAACCTAGCAGTATTAAAACTAGAGTAATTTGCGACGGTCATTACGTCACACGCATTGACGATGATAAACACGCAGACGGCACAGCAGTTTTAGATATTGTGCGAGAAAATAATTTCTCGCAATATGATTATGTAATATTAAGCGACTACAACAAAGGTGTGTTAGACTGCTCGCTAGAAATTATTAAACACATTAACAAATTTAATTGTAAAATAATTGTAGATCCAAAAGAACATGCAAATCAGTATAAGGACGCATGGTTAGTAAAACCTAACAACAGCGAATTTACTAAATTTGGATTCAATGATTGGCAAGGTAATATTATTACTACTAATGCAGGCGATAATGTAGTTGCAAGTATAGATAATACAGAATATAATATTCCAGTTGAGCCTGTAGAAGTATCAGATGTCACAGGTGCAGGAGATTGTTTCCTAGCCGCATTTGTATATGGACTAACCAAGCAATACAATTACAAGCGTTGTTTAGAACTTGCTGTTAAAGGTTCTAGAGAAGCAGTTAAGCACGTAGGCACACACACGCTTGCTGTAAGCAATCTCGAAGAACGTATAGTGTTTACTAATGGATGCTTTGACATACTACACACGGGTCATTTTGAACTACTAGCAGAGGCAAAATCGCTGGGTGGAAAACTAATAGTAGGTATAAATTCAGATGACAGTGTTAGACGGTTTAAAGGTCCTAAGCGTCCTATTAATAATGTAAACAAACGTAAAAAGCAATTAGAATTATTACCGTGGGTAGACGAAGTGATTGTGTTTGACGAAGACACTCCGTACAGATTAATTAAAGAAGTAGTTCCGCACGTTATTGTAAAAGGCGGCGACTACACAGTCGAACAAGTTGTGGGACATGATTTAGCCGATGTGCATCTTGTGCCTACAGTTGAAGGTTATTCAACAACAAAGATTATAGAGGCAAGCAAATGAAAATATTAGTTACAGGAAACGAAGGATTTATTGGTAAAAATGTTGCAAGTTATTTGCAACAACAAGGCCACGAAGTTGAAGGGTGGGAATGGGAACCAGGAGTACTTCCGCACACCGAAGGTTATGATTGGTGTATACACTTAGGTGCTATTAGTTCAACTACATACACAGATGTTGATCAGATACTAGAACAGAATTTTGAGTTTAGTGTTAGACTTGCACAAATATGTGAAAATTTTGGCACTAACTTACAATATGCATCTAGTGCAAGTGTGTACGGTCCTACTGAACACTTTACTGAGAACGGACCATTACTTCCGCAATCGCCGTATGCATGGTCAAAGTATTTGTTTGACAGATTCATTAATCAATACATAGATGAATTTGCAATTAAAATACAAGGCTTCCGTTACTTTAATGTTTACGGAGAAGGTGAAGAACACAAAGGCAATCAAGCAAGTCCGTATACCAAGTTTTCAAAACAAGCAAAAGAAGACGGTCTAATTACATTGTTTGAAGATAGTGACAAATACTGCAGAGACTTTGTTTGTGTAGATGACATTTGCAAGTTACATGAAAAAATGTTTGACGTAGATCAATCAGGAATTTTTAATGTAGGTACAAACAATCCTGTAAGTTTTCAAACTGTGGCAGAAACTATTGCTAACAAGCATAACGCCGGTATACATTATATACCAATGCCGGACAACATAAAGTCACAATACCAAAAATACACATGTGCAGACTTAACTAATTTAAATAGTGTAGTAGACATGCAGTGGACTAACATAGAGGATTATATTAATGGAAAATAATGAACCAACTAGACTTAGCGGAGTTGTTCCTAAAGGATGGGGCTACGAATTAATTTGGGCATCTACTGACAAGTACTGCGGTAAAATCATGTTCTTTGAAAAAGCAAATGCTAAATTTAGTATGCACTTTCATAAAGAAAAGGATGAAACTTGGTTTGTTAATACTGGACAATTTAAAGTACGCTGGATTGATACTTCTAATGCAGCATTATACGAAAAGAATCTAAAAGAAGGAGATGTGTGGCACAATCCTCCGTTACAACCTCATCAATTAATTTGTTTACAAGAAGGTTCTAGTATTACTGAAGTTAGTACTGCTGATAGTGTAGAAGATAATTATAGAGTTGCACCAGGCGATAGCCAAAAGCAACAATACGAACCTAATCTAAATCCGGAAGATCAAGATGGTTGATATTTATTGGGGTGAAGATCCATTGTCAGATCCAGATTATGTTGCGCCTAAATGTGTAATCGGGCTTGATCGCGACGGAGTTATTAATGTCGATCGTGGCACGTATACTTATAAGGGTACTGATTTTGAGCCTATTGAAGGTAGTTTAGAAGCAATTACAAAACTTCGTAAACTTGGTCATAAAATTGCAATCATTACAAATCAAGGCGGCATTGAACACGGTTTATTTACTGAAGAAGATGTTGATGCATTACATCAGTATATGTTAGAACTTTTAGGCAAAGCAGGATGCCCTAGCATCGATGCTATCTATTATAGTGCAAGTAGTCATAAAAGTGACATGTATGCAAAACCAAATACTGGTATGTTTAAGCGTTGCGAAAAAGAACACAAGCATAAAAATATAAAATTTAATAAAGGCTACTATGTAGGTGATAAACTAAGTGACCTAAAGGCTGCTCATAAAATAGGAGCAAAGCCTATACTAGTTCGTACTGGATACGGATTAGAAACTGAACAACAATTAAACAAATTTGCCTACCGTGACATAAAGAAAAAGACCATCGTATTTGATGATCTTAGTTCTTTTGCAAATTGGATAGAAGCGCATTAAGCCTGCGCTTCACCCCATCTTAGAATAATATTTGCATTACTATCTGCGCCTGATACCTTATAAACATTAATAGCCAAAACGTCTGGGCCATTTGGATATGTTCCTCTGCCTCCTAGCGGCGTGTTAGTAAGTTCTTTTAGTTCTGCAAGACTTAGTGTAGAACGCTCCCCTGGAGTAGCAATGAACGAGAATACTGTTTCGCCCGGTTGTGCGTAAGGCGGTTGCACGAATGTAAACTCAATTGTACTAGTTCCAGGATTTAACGTAGTTCCGTCTGAGGTATTATTGAATCGAACAACATAATATGTTGTAGTAAAATACTGCTCTAAACTAATATAACTAACCTGTGTACTTGCTGGAAAATTTGAAGCACTAACATCTGTTCCTACAGTTGTACCAGAAGCAGCAAAGCTTGCTTGTTGAAACCAAATTTCCGAAGTAATAGATGTTTTCCATGTTTTAGAAACTGTTGCAGTACTATTAGTACTAGTAGAACTATTAGGTTGTCTATTTAAATACATCCAGCGATAACGTGTTCCATTAACAGTAAATCTGCCGCTAAAGGTTCTAATAGTTGTAGTAGTAAAATTTGGATGTGCAAATGTATCGCCTACTGACATACCGCTGCTTACATATGTGTTATAATCACTGTCTCGTAGTAAAACATAATCTCTGCCTGTTTCTGCATAGCGTCCGTTCCACCAGTACGGTTGTAGTGAAATAGATCCACTTGGAAATGCTTGTGTAGTAACATTTGTTGTAGTCGCTGCTTCGCCAGTAGACCATGCAATCGCACCGCCACCTGCAACTTGTGCAAAACTAGGTTGACCACCTTGAGCAACTCCACTTAGTCCTGACCAACCAACATCACTAGGATTTAATGGATAGTTTTGTGGATTAAGTACTCCTTCAACAACAATACCGCCAGCCCCGGTGTCTGATGTAATTTCAAGACCTTGTAATAGCAACTGTGCTCTGTTTAATAATTCACGTTCCCCTAGATCACCAATAAGTGCATTCGATACACTTGGTGATAGT